TGCAAGATTTTTTTTAATTGAATTTCCAACGAATGCACCTAAGATTAAGCCGTGGTATTTACAATACTCTTTTGCTTTTTCATAGATTTCTCTATCTAACTGAACGAACCCATATTTTTTCTTTTTACCGTTTGGGTTAATTGTAGGTCTACCTACCGATCTTTTTGTTTTTGCTTCTGCCATATTTGTTTGTTTTAGATTGTTTGTTTTCAAAATAATTATCCATTTCCTGCTCAAATTGGTTTGCTTCCAAGTCGATTAAAAATTCAGCTGCTTCTTTCTTTTTAGTAAGTTCCTCAATCAGTTCATCTAAATCCTCTATTGGACAAAGATTAACTGAAATCCATTCTTGCATTGGAGCTTCTGTGTTACTTATTGTGAAACTAATTTTAGCTTCACCATTAATAGATTTTGACTCGAGTTCTAATTGATACTCTCCATCTGTGTAAATTGTTTTTACCATATTTGTTTGTTTTAGAATTGTTTACTAAGGTTTTCTTTTTGCTGAGTTAAACAAAAAGCATTAAGTGCTTTCCATTGTTTGAAAGTAATGTTTCTGTTTTCCTCACAAAAATCTATGATTGATTTTATGAACTCAACTCTGTTTTCAGTTTCATCTGATAAATCATCTGAATACTTTAATTGAAGTAAATGAAACTTTGAGTTCTTAATTAGTGATACGATATCATCTTTACTGATACCATTGAATTGTTCTAAGAGTTTCTTTTGATACTCTTCAGGTGTGATGTAGTTTTTAACTTCCATTTTGATACTGTTTTATTGGTTTATAATTATTTTATATCGCTAAACATTTTTTCTATTTCTTCCGCAGAATATTTTTTACCTTGAACTTTGATTATACCCTTGTTTTTATCTTGAGCTTTCTCTTGAGCTTTATCCTTATCTTTCTCTTGTTCTTGTTCCTTGGGGGTATCCATACCATATCCATAGGGTATAGATGGGGTATGAATAGGGTTAGTATAATCTATCAATACACTATACTCTTTTCTTTCTCTCATCTCTTTACCATATTGATACTCTATCATTTTTCCAGTCCATTTGATAACTAAGTTTTCCTCTAATATTTTTAATACTGATAGAACAGCTTTATTTGTTGAATTTAAAAAATCAGTTCCATATTGGTAAACACAGAATTTATTTATTATCCATCTATCATCAGATAATAAGCTAACTCTGTTTCTAAATACTTTAAGTATATCCTCAGCAGTTACATTTGTGTTACAACAATAGTTTAATAATTTAATATTTCGTTTGTAGATACCTGCATTATCACAGTTATCCAAAACATATTGCCAGATAACTTTGTAATCATTAGATAACTCAGTATACCATTCATCTTTCCATTTATCAGTGTCCGTAAATCTTTTCGCCATATTTGATACTATTTTAACATACTACAATATAAGATTTATTTTTGATTTTACCAAATCTTATTTAATATAAGTATAAAGTTTTTGTTTTTTTATCCCATTTTTAATTACAAATAATTCTAATGGTGTTAAAAATATGGTGAGATTAAATAATGCTGAGTTTTTTATTGATACTATTTTACTCAGTTCTCACCACTCATAATTATTGACCGATTGAAGTTGTGCCATCTTCCTTTCGGTAAAACAAAATCCCCCTGGGATTGATTTCCTGGGGGTTTTCTTATTTTTTGTATATTCTCCTTACTTTACAAATAAAGCATCTGTAAATAGGTTATAATAGGGTTAAACCTAATTTCTATCTACCTTGTCCTCTATACTTACTTACTGATTTATCTTTTGGGCCTGATGTCTTTTTTGCAGAGCCTTTTTTTCTTTTTCCAAAAGTTAATTTATTATTTGTTCCAATTTTACTTTTAGCCATTATATTCCTTTTCCGATTTTATCTATGTGATAATTTAATTGAGTTTGAACTTCGTTAAGTGAAGTTGAAAGAGCTAATAATAAATTACGAAGCTCATCAATTTGCTTTTGTTGATGTTCAATATCTAACTCTAATTGCAATAATCTCTTATTACAATCAAACTTCTTAAATATCTTAAACATTGTTTACTCTTTTACCGACTCTTCGGGAACGCAATTCGGCACCATTCTACCATCTAATTCCTTCATACCAACTGCAACATATCCATCCCAACACGCATTTTCTAAACCATCATCTGCAAATAAGTTGATACCTCTAAAATCAGTATCGTATGCTACCTTAGCCATTACCTTTTCCTTAGTATCAGTTATTTTGCTCATCTTATCTTTTCTCCAATAAGAGTAACATATTGCAGCGGCCTGTTCTTGCTCATATCCTGCACCCATTTCCTCACCGATACAACGAGATATAAAATCCTTTTCACTCTCTCCTTTATTTATATTTACTGGCATATCTTTTGTTTTAATAAGTTATTGTATAAGTTTTACCCTGATATTTGAATGAACTAATATTATCATAGGTAAGTGTTCTCCAACCCTCTATTGTATTAGGTGCTACTAAATTCACCATACCTTCTTCCTCTTTTGTCAAAGATTGTTCTGATGCTGAATAAAATTTACCCCAATACATTTCATGTGATGTTCTATGAGTTGGTATAATTGCAGTTCTCCATTTAATTTCAATTAGGTTAGATGGTGATGTTTGTTTCAACATACTCATAAATTGCCTTAATGATACCGATGGTAATGCAAATTGTTCAAATTTATTATGGACTCCGTTTGCTGTCATTGTTATTTTGTTATAGGGCCTCCAACTACCCATGCATCACAAGTTCTTTCTGCTGCACATTTGAAATCAAATGCTTCACAATATCCTAAATCACCTGCATCAATTGCTTTCTCAGGATCAACTTCATTTCCTAATCCTTCTGCAATACATTCCAATATTTCTGGAGTTCTGTAAAAGAACGAACAATTACCACATCTTGCTTTTTTTGCTTCTTCAATGTTTCCTTTGAATTGTTCCCCTTTTCTTTTCCAATATTCTTCGTTTGGTTCATTTGGGTTGAGTGGCCCGTAATTTGCTTCATCTATACACTTTTGACGATTTGCTAAATTTAATTCTATGTTGTATGTTGCCTCAGGACATTCTTCAGCTAATAATGCAGGTGATGTATATCTTTTCTTTTTCTTTGCTGCTTCACCCGGATACGATGATGTAATAGATGGTTGTGCTTCAGTTTCAGTTAGTAAACCTAATTCTCTAAGTTTATTTCTACTCCAACCTAATGCTGCTTTTCCACCCCATGCCTGATACATAAGATATCCGCATCCATCACCAAACCCTTTTGATGTTTCCAAATCTACTTCATGTCTACTTAAATAAGAATACATGCGCTTTATCGTATCTACTGAAATAGGTTCTCCTTTTGCTAACTGGTTTGCTCTTTGTTTGCCCACAGGTGTTCCACAACTTCCCCAACCATTCTTTTCTGCCCACTCTAATGCTCTTTTTGCGTTTCCACGGACTCCTGACCCGTAGTCAGAATAAGACTCAAACTCTATTCTTTCTTTTCCCTTATACCTTTTATCCTTTTTAATCAATGCTCTCATTCTACTCAATACCATCTCAGCTTCCAACTCACTTAGTTCTGTGATTTCTTTTTCCAATATATTATCAACTAAACTTGCTTTAATTAATTCATGCGAAAATAAACCTTCTAAGGATATTCCTTTGTATTCACCACTTTTTACTTTATTCCAAATATCTTTATTTTCTACTTTGAATACACCCATCCATGTTCCTGGCTTAACATTCAATCCGTATGCTTTTGATTTATCATACTTGCTACTTTCTGCAACCCAACTCTCAACCAATGAAACACCATTTGTTTTCTCAGCGTGTTCCAATGTTACATTGTTTGCGTAGTTATCTCTAATATACTTTTGTGCAATCTTTTTTACTGTATCCTTACTAAATGTTACATAATAAGGAGTTCCATCCTCTCTCAATCTTAATATCTTTAATTCAGGAATAAGAATAGGGCCAACAATTGTGTGTTGGTCTTCATCTGCTGTTGCAAACTTTATAAGTTCTTTTGCACCATCTAAATTAAAATAAACAAAATCTTGCATTATTGCTGGCTCATTTACCAACGATAGTGCAAAAACTTCATCTTCTTCATCTTTAAGAACTAATTCGTATAATTCGTATTCAGTATTATTGTTTACCATATTGTCTTTAACATTAGTTTTTTTATAAATCTATCCTAAACTAAGAGTTGCACCTCTATTTGTTTTCCTATCTAACGCCTGTTGTGATGTAATATCACCACT